GAAATGTTCTCGTTGTGGGCATGAGAACGAACGAATAGAGAGAGATGGTTCAAGTGGCTAACGCAATCAACCCAACCACACAGCAATTCTCAACACCATATCTCACTACGCAGGAATATCGCAACGCGCCTACTGCTATTGATATTGACAATCTAGTTTTCAACAGTAGCGACCCTGATGTTCAAGATAGCGAATTAGCGAATGTCATCGCGCGCGCATCATCATGGATAGATACCTACTGTAATCAGATTCTCGGCGCAACAACAGAAACCGAAACTCAGCGTTCACGCATTTCGCCTGACGGCACTATCAAATTTCACCCACGCTACAACCCAATTATTGCGCTCACCGATTTTTGGTACGGCAACCCATCAACTAACCTAATTCAAGCGCAGGACTGCTCTGTGGCTTGGCTAGAAAATCAACAGGTTATTTTCCCGTATGCCACGCTTAGCACTACGCTAACTTCGCAAGGTCCAATTCAGTTCGGTTTTCCGAGCAGTTCGGGCAACATTGTTTATCTGAAATACACCTATGTCAATGGTTATCCAAACAGCCTCATCGCGTCTGCTGTCGCAACGCAATCCACGCTAACTGTTACAAACGGCACAGGAATTACCGCAGGTGTTCAACTTAAAATTTATGATGGTATGTATTCTGAGAATGTAACAGTAGCCTCAAATTATACTTTCGGTTCTACAACTGTTCCTCTAACGAGTCCTCTGATATACTCACACACCGCAGGTGTTTCTATTTCCGCACTTCCACCTGCTATCAAAGAGGCTGCTATTCTCGCTACAACGGCTATGCTCAAAGTTCGTGGTGATAATTCACTCACGATGGCTGTTGGCACTCTGCCAAACCAAGCAACAACGCCACAAGTTCAAGCCAGCATCGCAGATGATATGGGCATGGCGATGGCGCTATTACAACCTTATCGCAGGATTAGATAATGTCACGGCGCGTAGTCCGCGAAAATGTCGCGAACTGGATTTCGTCAGCGCAGATTACAACGCTGAATCAGGTATTTACCTCGTTTCCGAAGCGTATCAATTTTCAGGTAAATTCATTTCCGGGTCAGAACTCACGCGCAGCAGCCGTAGTATTTATCGAAAACGAGCAGGAAGCGCGTATCGCTATCGGTGGCGTAGGAGATATGTCGCAAGGCGGATACGGCAAGGGTTGGAAGCGCGTTGATTATCAGATAGCACTACAAATTTTTCATCATTCGTTAGAGCGCAACGCAGAAGATGCGATGAACGCATTTGACGAACTCATTGACGCAATAAAAGACAGACTTCGTGCGGGTCAGCATACTCTCGGTAATGATAACCCGAACGAGATTTGGCAAGCAGCCGAACCAAACATAGATGTTCAGTACGGTGAACCACTAACTAACGAAGGTGGCGCAACTGAAACTTGGGCAGCGATACGGTTTACCGTAACGCAAATGATAGAAACATAAGGAGAATCCTGTGCCCCGTTATGAATACAAGGGTGAAGTTGAGCGTTCTTTTCCTACGCTCGGCATCACTGTTAAGAAAGGTGATGTATTTGATGGTCCTGAAGGGCTAACGGCTCTAGGATTATCGCTTGCTGACCCTGCTAAATCCGCACCTGCGGCTCAAGCACCAAAGGAAAAAGCAAAAGAAGAATCAAAATCGTCAGCCTCGTCTGACACGAACGCAGGAGCGTGAAATAAATGGCATCAGCAAAACCCTCCGTACGCAGTTACCTTGGTATCGCTAAAGAAGTAACACCAGCAACGCCAGTATCCGCAACGGACTTTATCCCCATTTCCAAAGATGCTTTCAAGCCTGTTGATATCATCGCACCTCTGTATGACACAGGGCTACGCGGTTCAATGGCTGAAAACTACACCTACATTCAAGGTCGCCGTCATACGGAAATTGATGTAGCAGGTCCAGTATTTGCCGACACAGTTGGCTATTGGCTTGGCGGAATCATGGGTTCAGTCGCAACAAGCGGAGCATCAGCACCGTACGCACACACAATTACTTTGAAGAACGCAACGGGTATCGGCGCAGACGCACAGCCAACATCTTTCACTTTGGAAGATATGTATGTTGCGAACAACCGCTACTATCCCGGATGCAAAGTGACCGAATTCAGCATGACTTTCAATAGCGAAGGAATGCTCGAATACACAGCAAAACTCATGGGTCACCCATCAACAACAACCTCAGCAGCAGCACCAACATTCAGTTCTGTTACGCCAACTCCTGTTTGGCGCGGTTCTGTTCTCATTGGTGGTTCAACTATCGGTTATATTACTGATGGAACTATCAGCATGACTCGTAAGGCTGAGGCTATTTTCGGTATCAACACCGCACAAGGTCCATACGAAATCTTCGTTGGCGCTCTTGATTCGACAGGTTCTCTCACTTTCGTCATGGAAAACGATGACCAATTGTTGAATTTCCTCAATAACACACAGCCAGTCTTGAACTTCCAATGGTCACAAGGCGCTGGCGCAACAGCAACAACTATCGCGTTCAACCTCAGCAAAGGTGCTTACACAACTGCTGCTATTGACCGCTCACCTGACCATGTTGCTGTATCTGTTGATATTGCGGCTATCGCTACTACTGCTGATGCAGGTGCTACTGGTGGATACGCTCCGATTCAATGGTATCTCGAGAATGCTGTTCCTTCTGGTACATATCAGTAGGAATTAGCGCAGTACGGTGATAGGGGATTGTGCGGCATAGTGCCGCCTTCCCACTATGCTCTGCCCCTATCACCCCTATAAGACGGAAGGCGATTAGGAAGGAATAACATGACAGAGAAAAACAGATTACAACTCCCTTCGGGCGGTTGGGCAGTATTCAAAGACCCAACAACACTACGCGTAAAAGACCGCAAGAAAGTGTTGAAAAACGCCAGCAAGGAAGATGAAGGCTTGATGCAAGCGCTATCTATCGTTGATGGTCTTATCGCTATTCTCGTTGAAGAATGGTCTTTTGATTTTCCGATTCCGTCTGTCAAAATCAGTTTTCTCGAAGAACTGACAATGGCAGATTACGATGCGCTCGCCGAAGAAGCAGGTAAAGCACAGAAGGTTCTGTTCCCACAGTTGTCACAAACAAAAGAAACTGAGGCTGACCCTGAAAGCCCTTTCGGAGGCTCCAGCGACTAAAATGGCTTCTTCAAGGGAAAGAGCGCCACGAAGCGTTCTCATATCCCGATGATGAATACATTTATTATGTCGCAGCAGAAAAATTTGGTTGGACACCTGCGCAAGTAGATGAACAACCAGCGTATTTAATGGACTGGCTATTAGCCATCGCTGGCGCTGTTGATGAGGTGAAAGCAAAAAGTGATAACAAGCAATCTCAAACTCGTTAGAAAAGGCGTTGATAAAATCGGTGCTGATATCAACAACTCAGCACGAATGGCGCGTGACGAGATGATGACTGCTTTGATTCAACTTTCAAAAGAACAAATCGAAGGCGCGCGACCTTACACAAAAGGTCCTCGCGGTGGGCGTGTTTATGAGAAAGCCACGCCGAACCAACCGCCTATGAACCGCACAGGTAATCTGCGCCGTTCGATTCGTGGCGAACGCTTCAAAATGGGATTTGCTAACTATTCAGCAATAGTTGGTCCTACTATTGAATACGGACGCAGAGTAGAATTAGGTGGCGGTGACTGGCCAGCAGGACTTCGTTTCCCGTATATGGAACCTGCTTATCAGAAATTCCGTACTGTTATCGTTCCGCAAGTTCAATCCAAATTTTTTAGGAGGTTCAGGTAATGATTGGTAGTTTTTTACCACCTGTCCTCTTTGAAGTTCAAGCCAACGCGACACAGGCTATTGCAACTTTCGGCAAAGTAAATACGCAGTTGAAGGCTATGGAAGCGCAAGCCATCAAAACAGGCAAAGCGTTGTCAGGTTTCCAGAAAGCAGCCGTAGTTGGCATGGGCGCGTTGAAGGCTCTTGGTGCTATTGCTGTTGTTTCCATGGGTATCGGCGTCAAGGCTGTAATGGATTTGGAAAAGTCCATGAATCGTCTTGGTCAAGCGATGGCGAATGTCGGTGTATCAACAGAACAAAACCGACAGGATATAGCCAAACTTGTAGATAGTTATGAAGAATTAGGTTTCGGTTCTGAAAAAGCGGCAGATGCTTATGCTGTTTTGATTACCGCTACGGGCAATGTTGAAAAGAGCAATCGCTTACTAGCGCTATCAGCAGACCTCGCGCGCGCAAAGAACATGGGCATGGAAGAAGCAGCGCGAGCGCTGATTCGTGCGCAGAACGGCAACGCAAGAGTATTCAAAGAATTCGGCATTATTCTCGATACGAATAAGCCAAAAGCAGTAGCAACTGCTGAAGCTATGAAACAACTCGAACAACGCCTCGGCGGTCAAGCACAAGCGTATGCCAAAACTTTCGCAGGTCAGTTGGCGATTCTCAATGAGAATTTAGGCGATTTGTTCGAAGCGATAGGCATGAAAGTACTGCCTGTTCTCAACAGATTTGTCAGTGCGCTCAATAACACAGGTTCGTGGATAAAGAAAAATAACGATTTCGTTATCGCTTTAGCAGCAGCCATCACAGTTGCGCTTATTCCTGCTGTTGTCAATTTGACGAAAAAACTTGCGCTGCTCGCGCTGACTATTTTGCGTTCACCCATTGCGCGTGTTGCTGCTGTCGTTTTCGCTATCGCATACTCGTTTGTAAAAGCCTATAACGCGTCAGAAGATTTCCGCAAGAAAATCGGCTCAGTAGGCAAATGGGTTCTCGGCGTAGTTCAAAATATTGTCGCTGGTTATGAATCATTAGAACGCGGCATCATGCTCGTTACTCAGGCTGGCATGAAAATGCGTTTGGAGTGGGCAAAATTCCGTAGAGATAAAGAAGGCGAAGCCGAAGCAAAGAAAGACCTCGCTAATTGGGAAAAACAATATGCGGCTATCGGCAAATACACAAAAGCCATCGAAGATGCTAAGAAAAAAATTGACGAATTTACAAGCAAAAAATTAGAAATCAAGTGGGATTTCAAAATTCCTTCGATTCCGGGATTCGAAAACGGCAAAGGTCTTGGCGATACTATCGCTGATGATATTACTAGCGGTTTAGCACGCGCAGCACAAGCCATCGCAGATTTCAACGACAAGGCTAAAACTGAGTTCAAAGAATTAGGCGCGCTCTGGAAAGACATTGTTAGCACCGATTTCAACAAATCAGTCCAAGAAATTCTCATGAATCCTGTTGATGAGTTGATTTTACAGGCGCAGAGTGCTGTCAATGCGTATCAAGCATCGTCTAATCAGTACAACGCTGCTATCGCTAAACTCACAAAAGCGCAGAATGATTACACGGCTGCTGTGAAAAGCGGTAATGAAGCAGCGATTCTATCTGCTGAAAGCACGATGAAAAAGGCAGAGGACCTCGTAGATAATTTGGCTGGCGGAATGCGTGAAGCGCTAGGCGAAATCAAGAAATTACAGCAAGACATGATTCGTGCTATTGCGGACTCATACAAAGAAATCGGCAAACTCGAGGCTGACCGCACGAAAGTACTAGCAGAAGCAGCAAAAGAGCGCGCTGAACTTGAGAAACAATACAACATTGATGTCAAGAAAATCCGCGCACAGTACGACAAAGATGTATTCACCGCGCAGGAAGCAGCAGCAAAGCGTAGTGCCGAAATCGTCAAACAGTCCGTTGACCAACTACGCGGTGCGTTCAAGAGCGCTACTTATCGCACAGTAGGAGATATTTTCTCTGCTTTGACATTTGAGGGTCGCTACATGAAAGGCGGCACCACCGAGCGTATTCTCGCTGCGCTAGGATTACAAACCAAGAAAGCAGAAACGCTCGCTGCTGATGCTGCTACTTTGGCTGGTCTTGGATTCTCACAAACTTTCATTGAAGAAGTCGTAGCGCAAGGTCCTGATGTTGGTCATCAACTAGCGCAGACTATTATCAACTCCGCTCCTGAATCTATTGCGCAGATGAAAGCGTATTGGGATAAATTGCAGAGCGTATCAACGCACGGCGTAGATGATTTAGCCAAACGCATGAACTCAGGCATTGTTCTAGCGACAGAGCAACTCACAGCCGACCTTGCAAATGTTCAAGTTGAACTGAACAAAGAACTTAAAGGCTACGAAGAACAACTCACAGAATCACTCGCAGAAGCCTTTAATGCTTACTCTGCTGCTCTTGACGCTATCAATGTTCGCACGGCAGAACAAATCAGCGCAATAGATTTACAAATTGCGCAACTTAAAGAGAAAATTCGCCAACTTCAAGCAGCGTTAGCGTCTTTGAGCACATTACAGGCTCCTGGTGTTGTTGCAACAGCGCCGAATATCATTCCTACTACGCGTACTGTGGTTGAAGAACGCGCAGTCGGCGTAGGCACTTGCCCTTCGGGTAAAGCGAAATTCAGCGTTACATACAACGAGGCTGGCGTTGAACTTAGTGCTAATTTCATGGGTTGCGTTATCACGACAGCATCAACACCATCTACTGAACCTGATGGAGCGCCTAGCGGTACACCAGTAGTTGTAGAACCGACACCTATCACTCCTGCTGTAACGCCATCAGGATTTCCTGAAACATTTACTGTCGGCAATAGGACATTTCAATATGGTGTTGGAACTGTTACATCTGCGAAACCTGACGATACGCCAAATGAAACAGTAGCGCGACAACGAATCGCAGATATCTTTGCTACGATTACTGGACAGGGTCTAAAAACAGGTCCAAGCATCACTATCAACGCAAACACAAATGCTAGCGCGCAGGACATAGCCAATGATGTTGGTTGGTCTATTAGAACTTCGGGCGATGTACAATATCGCACTAGAAGTGGAAAGGTGTTAGAGTAATGCCTGTTGCCTCGCTAGTTGATTATCGTTTTGCTTTCAACGACTTTGAGTTCGGCGGTGGCAATTCTGTCTATCAGATTATGACTATCGACGGACTTGAGGATTTACCTGTCATTCGTAATCAAGACGATAATCGTGGTTATCAAGATGGTATGTGGACAGGTCGCGATTTTCTTTCAGGTAGAACGCTTGTTTTTACAATGACAGTTCGTGGCGATTCTAACTACTCTATGAACTACTATCTTGATTTGTTACAAGAAAACCTCGTGCCACAACAACAAGGCACAGGATTACTTCAATTTCAACTTCCGGGCAGTAGCCTACAACGCTTTAATGCGCGTGTTCGGCGTAGAGCATTGACTATCAACACCGAATACTCATCGGGTTTGGCTACGGTCATGTATGAGTTTTTCTGTCCTGACCCACGCTATTACGATGATACGCTACAAACTACTGACCTTATCAACGCGACTACTGTTGCTGGTCGTACCTATAATCGTGTTTATACTGAGCCACCTTCATCAGGTAGCAACAATCCATTTGAAGATGGTATGTATTTTGGCGGTGGTGCTGGTGCGCCGAACCTTATTACGAACAATGGTTGGACTACTACCTATCCAACGATTTCAATTCAAGGTCCTGCGATTAACCCACGCGTCACGAATGTAACGGCTGGACTTTATCTTCAAATAGACACAACTCTCGGCACGGAAGATGAGTTGATTCTTAACACAG